TGATTGACGAGAACAGCCAGCCGTTGCCTTACGCCAATGTGGTGCTGCTGTCATTGCCGGATTCGGCATTTGTTAACGGAACTATCAGCGGTGAAGACGGATCTTTTACACTGGAGGCAACATCGGAAAATCAGATAGTGAAAATATCCTCACTCTATAAAAATAGAGAAAATAACCGCCTAAATATCAATTATTTGTAATTGCCTAAATTCTATTTGCTGAAATATTGCGTTATTGCGCTTTACCCGTATGCGTGAAATACATCGTTCGGGGCAGCTTTATACCTATATCCAAAGTCCCGTGATACATAGCCGTGAAACTTGTAGGTGTATCAAAAATCACGGTAAATATTACCCCTTCAAATTCATAATAATAGTTTGGATATTCGCCCACGACATCCGTTGTTTCAGTGACCGAAAAGAATTGCCCAGAAGCAAGGTCGGGCGTTTCATTATTGGGCTGTATTGATACGGCTACAGTTGTTTTGCTATCCGAATAGTCAAGACCGACCGAAACGGATAGGGTTTCATCCGAATATATATAAGTTCCTTTTTGCGGAACATCCATACTTTCGTCAGACGAACACGACACAAGAAGAATCAACGACAACAGAAATAACACAAACTTTTTCATACACATTACTTACTAAGATTTGAAACTATTTGTAGGAGCTGATTTATTTGCTTATCCTTTTCATCCAGCACCGATTTTACAAATTCCTCTGATAGACCGCCGGCATTATTCCCGGTATTGTGATTTCCAACAATAGCGTTTTGAGCCTCTGACACGGCAGGAGCCGAGCCAGTAAGAAGCATTTCACCTTTTCCACGCAGCAGCCATTCCGCCGACACATCCGGAAAGTAGTCAAGTAGCGCGGATATGGTCAGGAGGGACAAAGCCCTGTCCCCTCTTATCTGACTATTTAATGTAGCTTGCGGCACACCTATTTTCTTGCCAAGGGAAGTAACCGACATTCGGTTTTTCTCTATAAATTCCCTAAATCTTTGTAATACAGAATCTTCCATATAATTGTTATTTAGACTGATTATAAATTAACTACAAAACGGATTATTTTAACTACAAAACGAGTTATTTCCAATTATTATATCTATTTTTGCCACTACAAAAATAAGTAAATAACTAAATAACTCCAAAAAATATGAGCAACAAAAGCATTAATCAAACCGGAAAAGAGAAAACCGAGCAAGAAGCGATTAGAGAACGACTCTTATTCGCGATGGTACTTCTGAACGTACAGCCGGACAGCGAGGCCCTAAAAAGCGATATGGCTAAGGCCTGGGATGCGCTCAAAGAAACCCCAATCGGCGCAGTATTCATAAAGCCACCCAAAGAATTAAAAGTGACTTCCAAAGAGTGGGAGCAGATAAGACAAAAACCAGTAAACCAAATTTTCAAACACCCTAATTTCTGATAAGATGGAAAGAGATAAGATAGACCTGACAAACTTCACAATGTATTCAGGCGATGAGTTAAGAGATGCTTTGTACAACACACGTAGTTACATCTTTGAGCTTATTGATATGCTTCCAAAAGATACGGAATTGCTTTCAAGCGAATTAAGCAACGCCATATTTCCACTTAGCTATTTGATTGATAACACGGACTTTACAGATAAAAACAAAAAGTGATATGGATAAGGTAACAAGGGATGATTTAAGAAGTATGAAAAACGACGAAATGCGGACGTTTGACTTGCCGGACGCTAAGGCTTGCGACAGTGCCAAGTCTTTAGCCTACCAGTTGCAAAACCACCTTAAATGTAAGTTTAAGGTATCGACCGACTACAAGAAGAACCGAATAACAATTTTACGGAAAGAGCTATGATAACAGACAAACCAACCGTAAACCCGGAAGGCTTATATAGCCAGAAGCAGGCGGCCACGGCCTTGCAAGTAGAAAGACATACCGTCGCCCGGTATGAGGCAAACGGCCTTATTAAGTTCCGGGTAAGGAAGGCCGGAAGGGGAAAAGTAACGACCGGCGAAGAGATTATAAGGTGTTGGCAAAAAATGTATATGTAAAGAAGTAAGTAATATGAAGAAGTTAGTATTTGATTGGCATATATGGGTGATAATGCTTTTTGCGCTTATTGCCTGCATCGGAATTTTTTCAGAACCGGCGGACAATACGGATAACTGGTTTTTCGTTTTCGTGACTTCTAAGGCCGTCGGCTTTGCATCAGCTTACATAACATACCGGCTTATAGTTCGTTGGTTTGGCGAGCCAGTGGACGACAGCGACGTAATGATTTAAGGAGGTGAGGCGATGAAAAAGGTCATTTTCGACGGCGAAGAATTTCACGAGATACCCGGCTTTCAAGGTTACTTTGTCAGTACAGGGCTAAAGGTGATAAAAGATACATCGGACGTTAAGCGGGTGAGATACGCGAAGCAATACAAATATGTATCAATCTGGATAAGAAACAGCAAACCCTACGTGAGTATGCACGTGAAGGGAAAGGATTACGCCAAGCCGGTATTACGTTTGCTTTATATGGCCCAGAAGGGTTACACCGACCAAGTAGTTAGGCACCTGCAAAACCGGGCTTCATTTATCCAGCTTTCCGACGGCACGGTCAAGATGATTAGCACGGACGACATTTCGCGGATGAGTTTAGAAAAAGCCAAAGAAGCCATGAAGCGGATACGCGAAGAGGTTACGCCAACAAAGGCACTGACCGAATTGCGAAAGATGGAAAAGCTGTTTTCCACGCTGATAGAAGGAAACGACCCGAAACCGATAATGAAGTATCTGGGGCAGATACGGGATAACGAAGTTATTCCCTACCTAATCAAGCGGGATTACGGGCGTTTCAGGGCCACGGAGTTAGCACAAGAGGCCATGATGGAAACCATAGCAGCCATATTAAAAGGCCACCTACCTATCAACATTCCGGGCTATATGAAAACAGTAGCCAAGTCGCTTTACAAAAGGCAACGGATGGCCCTACAAACACAGTTTGCCGATTTATACCCCGAAACGGAGTATGATAGTGCAAAGGATGAGTTAGAAAACTATTATACAATGTTGTACAAATAAAAAACATCAGACAATGAGAGCAGAATTTAGTATTAACGTGAATGTGAATTTAGGCATTACGCCTGAATTATCGAAGGTATTAGAACGGCTTTTCCCGGTTTGCAACCAGCGGCAACCGGCGCAGATAGTCGAGGAAGAAGCGGTGCAGGAAGCCGACAAGGAAGAGAAGCCGGAACCGGTAGAAACGAAAGCGGATGCACCCGCCCAGCAAGAACAGAAAGCACCGGAAGCATCGGAGCAGGACAGCCAAGCCAGCCAGCCGAAGCAGTACACCGAACTGGACGTCCGCGAAGCGATGCACAAGGCACGCCAGCGGATTGAGGGCGAGGACTACCAAAACAACACGACGGGCGACCTTTATAAGAAGTATCACCGGGCCTTATCCAGTTGGTTTAAGCGAACGGCGGAAGTGATTGGTGGCATTGAAAAGCCGAGCGCATTGCCAGCAGACAAACGGGAAACCTTTATAAACGAATGCGCGCAGGTGCAATTACTGGAAGACGGTACCATTGGAATTAAAGCACCTTTCTAAAGTTTACGAGTATGGGACAGCACGCATTTTTAAGCCCAAGCGCGGCCCACAGGTGGATGAATTGCACAGCCGCGCCAACACTGGAAAGGGAGGTACCGGACAAAGGCAGTGAGTACGCCGAAGAAGGTACGCTCGCCCACGCTTATTGCGCTATGAAGCTGAAAAAGTTCCTGAATATGCCGACCGATGGGGAACAACAGGAAATAGCGCAGTTGGCCGAGAAATACCACACCGGCGAAATGGATGAGTACACCGACACTTATCAGGCCATAGTTATAGAGAAGTTCAACGAAGCAAGAGCCAAGACGAAGGACGCGCGGCTTTTGATAGAAGTAAGACTGGACTTTTCAAAATTCATGCCGGAAGCATTCGGGACAGCGGACGCGGTGATTATTGCGGACGGCTGCTTGGAAATAATCGACTTCAAGTACGGCAAGGGCGTGAAGGTGTCGGCATGGGAAAACCCACAAATGAAAATATACGCTTTGGGTGCTTATGAGGCTTACAGCTTTGAATATAACATCAGCCGGGTAAGAATGACCATAGTACAGCCCAGAATCGACAACCTTAGTGAATTTGAATTGCCGGTTACTGATTTGCTTGCATGGGCAGAGAATGAGCTGAAGCCGAAGGCAAACGAAGCATTTTCAGGGATGGGTCGGCAGAACCCCGGCGAGTGGTGCCAGTTCTGCAAGGTGAAGAAGAGTTGCAAGGCTTTGGCAAAGGTTTGCGTGGAAGCGATGGACGGGAACCCTAACCCGATGCTTATCAGCAAAACCGACATGGAAAGCATCATTTTGCCGAAGTTGGCGACCTTCAAAACTTGGCTTTCAGGTGTCGAAGAATATGCACTGGAGCAGGCGTTAAGCGGTGTGCAGTATAGCGGTTACAAAATCGTAGAAGGGCGCAGCATAAGAAAAATAATAAACCCGGAAGCAGTGGCCACGACGCTAAACCAAGCAGGCTACAAGACCGCCGAGATATACAAGCCACAGGAGTTAAAGACAATTACAGAGCTGGAAAAATTAGTCGGCAAAAAGCAGTTTTCCACGCTTTGCGCGGAGTGGGTGGATAAGCCACAGGGCAAACCAACCCTCGTTCCTGATACAGACAAGCGGCCAGCGTTCAACGCGGCAGCAGACGATTTCAAGAATATCAATTTATAAACCTATTAAATTTTATCAAGTATGATTACACCGATTGTAAAAGACAACAAAGTCATTTTCGGCCCGTGCCGATTGAGTTACACACACGTATTTAACAAGTTTGCGCCTGATGGTGATGCAGCCAACGGCAAGTTTATGACAAATGTCCTTATTCCGAAGGATGAGAAAGAAACTTTGGACGCTTTGAACAAGGCCATAGACTTTGCCAAGAAAGCCGCGATCGTGTCAAAGTGGAGCGGAAAGGAACCTAAAAAACTGGACTTGCCGTTGCGTGATGGTGATGAGAAGGACGACGATGTGTATGCCGAAAAGTTTTACCTGAATGCCAAGAGCAGCACCCGCCCCGGCATAGTGGACAAAAAGAAAGTTCCTATAGTGGACGAAGAAGAGATTTACAGCGGCGTGTGGGCCGTTGTTTCGGTCACCTTCTTTGGCTACGACAAGAACGGAAACAAGGGCGTAGCGTGTGGCCTGAACAACATCATGAAGTTTAAGGATGATGAGCATTTAGGCGGCAGAACGTCGGCTGAAAGTGATTTCGGGGATGTAAACTTTGATGATGAAGATGATGAAGATTTGTAATTAAAAGCATCTGCAAACCCGAACCCCTACGTCGCATTTCGCGACGTAGGGACTAAAGCGAAAATATGAAAGAAATAGGTATCGACATAGAAACTTATAGCAGTTACGACCTTTCAGAATGTGGCGTTTACAAGTACACAGAGGCACCGGACTTTGATATTTTGCTGTTTTCCTACAATGTGGACGGCGGGCAAGTTCAGTGCGTGGATTTCGCCAACGGGGAACATTTGCCCAGCGAGATAAGGTGGGCACTGGACGACCCGACGATAATCAAGACGGCCTATAACGCAGCATTTGAAAGAATCTGCCTAAGCCGGTATTTCAGACTGGACGGAAAATTCTATGACCCGGCACAATGGCGTTGCACGATGGTAAGAGCCGCCCGGATGGGTTTGCCGCTTTCGTTGGGACAGTGCGGAGAAGTTCTAAAGCTGGAGCAGGGAAAGATGCAGGAAGGTAAGACGCTTATACGATATTTTTCCGTGCCCGGAAAGAATGGCAGGCATTACCCCAGCGACGCGCCCGACCGGTGGGAAACCTTCAAAGCCTATAACATTCGCGACGTGGAGGTGGAACAGCAGATTTTAGCCAAGGTTAGACGGCTGGAAGCCGCCAAGTTTGATGATGAGCTTTACATTGCCGACCAAGAAATTAACGACCGTGGTGTGATGATTGACCGGGTATTGGTGGACGCGGCGGCCCGTTTTGATGATGAGTACAAAGCCCAATTACTGGCCGAAGCACAGGGCCTTACCGGGATGGAAAACCCCAACAGCCCGACACAAATAAAAGAATATTTGCGAAAGGCTACAGGGTTAAGCATCGAAAGCCTGAATAAAAAGAATTTGGACGACTTGGAAAAGCAGCTTACACTTTGGCCGAAAGCCCGGAAAGTGCTTGCATTACGCCGAGAAATGGGAAAGACCAGTAATAAGAAGTATGCAGCTATGCAGAAATGCGTTTGCAAGGACGGACGTATTCACGGACTTTTGCAGTTCTATGGAGCAGCAAGGACGGGGCGTTGGGCTGGCCGGTTGGTGCAGGTGCAGAATTTGCCACAAAACCACATGCCCGATTTGGATAATGCCCGTTTCTTGGTTAAGCAGGGCGACTTGGAAGAATTTGAACTGAATTATTCCAATGTTACCCAAGTTCTTAGTGAGCTGATACGAACCGCCTTTATAGCCGCGACCGGCCACACCTTACACGTATGCGATTTTTCGGCTATAGAAGCCCGTGTGATTGCGTGGCTTGCCGGTGAAGAATGGGTGCTGGATGTATTTCGACAAGGTGGGGATATTTATTGTTCCACGGCCTCAAAGATGTTTGGCGTACCAGTGGAGAAGCACGGCAGAAACGCGGCTTTGCGCCAGCGTGGCAAAGTGGCCGTTTTGGCTTTGGGCTATGGAGGTGGCGTGGCAGCACTGGAAGCGATGGGCGGCTCCCGACTTGGGCTGACAGAGGCCGAAGAACGCGACATCGTAACGAAGTGGCGGGAAGCAAACCCACACATAGTAAAGTTATGGGCGATTGTGGAGAAAGCCGCTTTTGCAGCTATCCAAACCGGCGAAAGTATTACCGTACACCGGGGCATCATCATCGGCAGGCGTTGGGGGATGCTTACTATTACCCTTCCGAGCGGGCGCACTATCTGTTACCCGCGTGTGTCCGTCGGCACTGAATATAACGACGGATGGAGAGGGAGTCACGACGTAATCGAGTATGAAGGATTAAACCAGACCACCAAGAAGTGGGAGAAGGTCAGGACATACGGCGGGAAGTTGGTGGAAAACATTGTCCAAGCCGTGGCCCGTGACATCTTAGGCGTTGTTATACTTCGCGCCCGGAAACAGGGGCTTAACATAGTGTTTCACATACACGACGAAATCGTGGTGGAGGCCCAAGAAGGGCAAACACTGGCAGACGTGGAAGCACTGTTTAGCGTACCGATAGAATGGTGCAAAGATTTGCCGCTAAAGGGCGCAGGGTATTCAACACCTTACTACCTTAAAGACTAATTTTTAACAAATTAAAATCATAAGACTATGACCGAGCAAGAAAAATTGAAATATGTATTATTGGAAAGCGTAGGATTTGACCTCGCTAAGGCTAAGGGCTGTTATGACTTCATAGCGGGAGAATCAGGAACGACAAAAGGGAACGGAGAAAAAGGCCAACTGGCCGACGGTATTTATTTCGTTTATGCAGACGGGGAACCGGTTTTGTTTGAAGGTGAAGAATGCCGAAAGCCCGGCGGCTGCATCGGCATCGGCGTGAAGTGGGGCCAACGTGCGATCGTCGTAGCTTTACAAGATGCGGCCAACGGCGACGACATTACCCTGACCAACGGCGACGATAATACGGATTATGACGGTTACATTGATAACTACTTAGATGCGGTGGCTGACTGGGACGGTGAAGCCAATACCAAGCATTTGCAAGAAATTGGGCTGAACCAAAGAATCAAATTAAAAGACGGTTGGCACATTCCGAGTTTGGGCGAAATGTACTTTGTGTTCCTGAACAGACGGCGCATTAACAAGGCTTTGGAGCTTGTAGGCGGTACGCCGATTAAAGGCGTATGGTATTGGACATCGACCGAGGACAGCGCGGCGAACGCCTGGTATCTGTACCTCAGCGACGGCGGCGCCTACAACAGCACTAAGGCATCCGGCAAGAATCGGGTGCGGGCGGTGTCAGCATTTATTAGTTAATAGTTAGTTGTTAGTTTTTAATCTTTGCCCGGCGAAAGCCGGGCTTAATTACCTAATTTATGAAAATAGCTTTATGCCGTACCTGTATAGCCTATAAACCTGACCCGGACAGACCGGGTTTCGGAACCTGCAACATATCTGGCTGCTTAGTCTGTGAATGTAACAGGGGCTGCATTGATTGGCGATATTATAAAATTTGGAATCCATGAACGAACAACTACATTTATTTGATGATACGGATTTGCAGCCCAAGCCAAAGAAGAAAGGGAAAACGGCGGAGGACTTTGCGGACTATAACGGATTTGTAGAGAAATTCAAACCGAAGAAAACTACAGATGATTGTTATACGCCTGTAGAAGTCTATGAAGCTGTTTTGCATTTCGTCGGAGAGATTTCCGATATAAAGGGGCGGCCCATAGTCAGACCGTTTTACCCCGGTGGGGATTATTTGAACTATGACTATCCGGCCAACTGTATAGTCGTGGACAACCCGCCTTTTTCCATCTATGCACAAATTATCCGCTTTTACATCAGCCGAGGCATTGACTTTTTTCTGTTTGGCCCACACCTGACATTATTTGTTAAGGACGCCGATTGCACCTACATCATAACCAACGCAAATATAATATACGAGAACGGGGCGAATGTAAATACATCATTTGCGACCAGCTTAGTTAAGGATTTGCGTATATGGATTTGCCCGGAACTGAAAGAAGGCATAGAAAAGGCCCAGAAAAACAACAAGCCACAACTCGCGAAAAATACTTATCCGGCGGAGGTGTTGGCATCCTCACTAACCGGCAGGATAATCAACGGCGGGGTCGAGCTGAAAATAAGGAAGGAAGATTGTGTATTTATTACCAATCTGGACGCTTTGCGGGAGCGGAAAAAGTCTTTGTTTGGTAACGGCTTTTTGCTATCTGAAAGGGCAGCCAAAGAGCGAGAGGCGGCAGAACATGAAGCAGCGGTAAGAAAATCCGTTAAGCGGATAGAGGAACCGGCAGGAGGTTGCACGGTTGAACTATCAGAACGAGAAAAGAACCTTATTAAATCACTATCTAATAAAAAGTAAGGTATATGGCAACAAATGAAGAATTAACGATCGCTATAGAAGAAGTGATACCAGCGAAAGCCCAAAGCCACTTATATGAGGCTTTGGAAGATGAGGCGGTACCGTTTGAAATGCGTATAAGCAAACTTTCACCGGGAAAGAAGCTGGTCGTCCTGAAAACAGCATCCGAGAACGTGGAACACTTTGCGAGATTGTTGCACAGCATAAGTTTTTAGCGTATGGCATTGAACAATGACTTTCAACTGGATATAGCGACAGCCCACAGCCGTTTATCAAAGAAATGGAAAAATAAGAAGTGGAGCTGGAGCGAGTTAGTAGCCAAGTGCAGGGAAACGACCCGGACAGGCGAAAGCATGAAAGAATATTTGAAAATGACCCGCGAGGAACAAAGCGACATTAAGGACGTTGGCGGCTTTGTTGGGGGCTACCTTAGCGGCGGAACCCGAAAAACGGCCAACGTGATGTGGCGTAGTGTGGCCACGCTGGACATTGACTACGGAATGACGGACGTATGGGAAGACTTTACGTTGCAATTCGGATTTGCCGCGATGCTTTACAGTACCCACAAGCATACACGGGAGAAACCACGGTACCGACTTGTTATTCCGTTCAGCCGACCAGTCAAGCCAGTGGAATACGAACCAGTTTGCCGGAAGATAGCCGAAGCCGTAGGAATAGACTTATTCGACATAACAACCTACCAACTTCCAAGACTTTTTTACTGGCCCAGCACGAGCCGGGACGGTGAATTTGTCTTTGAGGTGCAAGACGGCGAAGCCTGTAACCCGGACGACTTCCTGAAGGCTTACGTGGACTATAAAGATGTATCATCGTGGCCTGTGTCAAGCCGGGAAGGTGATGTGATTGCCCACGAGATAAGGAAAGCAGGCGACCCGCTGGAAAAGCCGGGACTTATCGGAGCTTTTTGCCGGGCGTACACGATAGAGGACGCGGTGGATAGGTTTCTGCCTGATGTGTACGAGAAAACAGCCGTGGAAGGGCGATATACTTATAAATTGGGCAGCGTGGCGGGCGGCTTAGTCTGTTACGAGGGTAAGTTTGCGTATAGCCACCACGAAACAGACCCGGCCAGCCGACAACTTTGCAACGCTTTCGACCTTTGCCGAATACATCTTTTCGGAGTATTCGACGAAGGAAGCCGGGTCACCGACATAACCCGTTTGCCGTCATACCTGAAAATGCAGGACTTTGCGGCGGCGGACAAGGACGTTAGGGTTTTGCTCACAAAGGAAAGAAGAGCCAGCGCGGAAGGTGATTTCGCCGACGTGGACTTACCGGAAGAGGCCGGAGAAGCGGACACGGACTGGATGGCCGGACTTGAATACGACCGGAAAGGAGCCATAAAGCCGACAGCAAAAAACATCATCGGCATACTGGAGAACGACCCGCGTTTGTCTGGGCACCTGTTTCACGACTTGTTTAGCGGCTTTGACTTGGTTAAGGGCGGTTTGCCGTGGGACAAGAAAGCAACCCAATGGGGGAACCGGGACGACGCGAATTTGCGGACATACTTAGAAGAGAATTACGGTATAGTTGGCAAAGAAAAGATAAAGGACGCGACCGTGGCCGTTCTGACACGTCACAAAGTACACCCTATCCGGGACTATCTGAACGGCCTTACCTGGGATGGCGTGCCAAGACTGGACACGCTTATAATAGACTACATAGGAGCGGAGGACACGGAACTGAACAGGGCCATGACCCGAAAGCACTTTGCGGCCGCAGTTGCAAGAGTGATGCAACCCGGTTGCAAGTATGATTATTGCCTCATCATAGCAGGCGAAGAAGGCATCGGCAAAAGTACGCTTTTCAGCGTTATGGGCGGAGAATGGTTTAGCGACTGCCTTGTAACGATGGAAGGGAAAAGCGGCATGGAGCAGGCGCGCGGTGGTTGGGTCATTGAGTTACCGGAACTGGGCAGCATCAAACGGTCAGACGTGGAACAGGTGAAAGCCTACATAAGCCGACAAGATGATACTTATCGCCCGGCTTATGGTACGGTAGTAGAACGGCACCCGCGTCAATGCGTTTTTTGCGGTACCACAAACGAGCGTTATTTCCTGAAAGGTGATACCGGGAACCGGCGGTTTTGGGTTATTGGCGTGAATCCTGATTTGAGGAAGCACAGCGACCCAAGAGAAGCAATAACCCAAGACCGCGACCAGCTTTGGGCGGAGGCGGTGGAAAGATGGAAGCAGAAAGAACCGCTTTATTTGTCACCGGAACTGGAGAGGGAGGCAAGGGCTAAGCAAGCCGAGTATAACGATGATTGCGACGACCCGTTGCGGGATATGCTTCAAACTTTCCTTAACATGAAGTTACCGCCAGATTGGCCCACCTGGGATTTGAACAGGCGAAGGGCATACATTAAGAACCCCGACCCGTTGGATGCAGATGCAACGGAGATAAGGGAAAGGTTTTGCGTGGCAGAGTTCATTTGCGAACGTCTGGGCCGTGATATGGGCGACAAGGAATATAAGTATTTGGCGCGGAAAGTAAACGCGCTTATGAACGACGTGGAAGGCTGGGAGCGTATCAGCACGAGCAAGCACGCCAAGAATTTGTACGGCGTTCAAAAGTCGTTTCGGAGGGTGCTAAATACGGTAAACCAAGACGATGAAATATAAAGTCCGAAAAATTCTTGGTTTACCAATTTATGTATAAATCTGTGAATAAGTATTTAATGACGGTAAACCAAGAATTTTGGTTTACTTTTTGGTTTACCGTTTGGTTTACCGATAATTATTTAATAATCAGTTTATTATAAGACGGTAAACCAAGTAAACCAAAATATTATATAAAGTAGTAGAGTGATGTATAATATATATAAAAGTAATATAAACTATAATAGCCCGTATATATACGCGCGTATGGTTTACGTTTACCGCGAGAAGGATATGAAGAAGAATATAGCTAATTTGGTTGAACACGCCGAAGTATCGGAAAAGATGATTGAACGGTACTTAGTGGAGCGGGTGAAGAGCATCGGAGGCGTTTGCCTGAAATACTCAAACGCTGGCATGGTTGGGTACCCTGACCGGGTTGCATTATTTCCCGGTGGGCAAACTTACTGGATTGAATTAAAAAGCAAAGGCAAGAAGCTAAGCAAAGTACAAAGCATCCGGAAAGCCGAGTTGGAAAAGTTGGGGCATCCGGTTTTAGTGATAGACAGCAAAATTTCAGTGGACGAATTTATAAACTTATGGGAGGACAAGCAATGAGATATAAACCGTATGAATACCAGCAGACGGCGGTAAAATGGATACTGGAGCGCCCAAGATGCGGGCTTTTCTTAGATATGGGACTCGGTAAGACCGTAAGCACTTTGACCGCTATCCAACAGCTTATGGACGATTGCGAAGTCAGCCGGGTATTGGTTGTTGCGCCTAAGAAGGTGGCCGAAACGACTTGGAGCATCGAGGCGGAGAAGTGGGACCACTTGCAGAACCTTACGGTGGCTAAGGTGATGGGCACGGAGAAGCAACGTAATTTGGCTTTGGCATCAAAGGCCGATATTTACGTGATTGGCCGGGATAGCTTTGTTTGGTTGGTTGGAAAGTACGGCGGTGAGCTTCCTTTCGATGTGTTGGTAATCGACGAACTGACCAGCTTCAAAAGCAGCAAAAGCAACCGTTTTAAGGCTATGCGAATAGCAACGTCCAGCGTGAAGAGGGTTATCGGGCTGACCGGAACACCGGCTCCGAATGGGCTTATAGACTTATGGGCACAAATGTACTGCATCGACCAAGGCGAACGACTGGGGAAATCAATAACACGGTACCGGGAAACCTACTTTGAGACCCACAAATGGAACAACATCATAGTAAGATGCGATGTAAAGAAGGGTTGCGACGAAATTATAAAAAACAAGATAGCGGATATTTGTTTATCCATGCAGGCTAAGGATTATTTGCAACTTCCTGACTTGTTGTTTCACACGGTAAAAGTGTATTTGTCGGAAGCCACTATGGCGGCTTATTCCAAGTTTGAAAAAGAAAAGGTTTTAGAGTTTAAGGCGGAACACGAGGACGAACCGGCCAACATCCTTGCCAACAGTGCGGCGGGCCTTATGAATAAGCTAAGCCAGTTTGCCAACGGTGCCATATACGACGAACAGAAGAACGTCCACGAGGTACACGATGAGAAGCTGGACAAATTGGCCGAGATAGTAGAAGCCGCGAACGGTGCAAGTGTATTGGTATTCTACCAGTTTAAGCATGATGTTACACGGATAAAGAAAAAGCTGAAAGGCTATAAGGTTGTATCTTACGAAGGTGAAGCGGAGTTAAGGGAATGGAATCGCGGAAACATTGACGTATTGTTGGCACACCCGGCGAGCACGGCTTTCGGGCTTAATATGCAGCAGGGAGGGCATTACATTGTTTGGTATGGTTTAGGCTGGAACTTAGAACTATTTCAGCAGGCGAACGCCCGTTTGCACCGGCAGGGACAGGCTTACCCGGTCACAGTGTATAAACTTGTTTGCGCCGGAACGGTGGACGAAAGAGCCGAGGCAGCTTTGGAGGGAAAGAAAGGCGTCCAGCAGAGCTTGCTGGATAGCCTGAACTACCTGATAAGAAAACACGGAGGGCGATAGTATGGCAAAGGATAAAGATTATATTAACCTGATACACACGACCAAGTGGTTGAAGTTGCGCAAAGCAAAACTAACTCATTCGCCGATGTGTGAGCGTTGTTGGGAGGAAGGCCGGATAAGGGCAGCCGAAGAAGTTCACCACATTATCCCGGTTGAAAGCGGTTTGAGTTATCGAGAGAAAGAAACGCTGATGTTTGACCCACACAACTTGCGGGCCTTATGCCACGACTGCCACACCAAGACACATACAGAGATGGGCAGGAGTGGCAAGGCACACGCCAAGCACAAGGCAAATGAGCAGTTAAACAGGTTTGTTAAAAAATTTTTGGAATAGCCGGGGGGGGTGTTTTTTTAAGGCAGGGGCACACACGATTAACCCCACAGCGCAAATTTTTCACACGCGGGTCATTTTTCGGCCCGTGGGGGACAGCGCAAAAAAGCAAGCCCCGTACACGAAAACAACAGGTATAAAAAGGCAGCTTATGAAAGAAAGAATGTTTAATTTTGGTGGCGATATGGCGTTCGGAGGCTTTAACGGTGGCGCATCATTCGGCAATTTCGGAGAGAGCAACCAGCCGAAGGAAATGCCGGACGATTTGGCCGATGAAAGGCTGGAAGAAGCAGCCGGAGCCAAGAGAGCGCACCGACGTACAAAGGAATGCACCGAGTTATCGCAACGGTATGAGTACCGCCGGGCCTTTTCGGAAGTCAGGATGCTGGAGGCGATGGAATACGTGAAGTTGCAGGACGGCCACACATACAATTTCATCACGGCGGGCGACGTGGATAGTTTAACGTATCTGAAAGTCGTGCTCAACCAGCACAATTTAGATTACTTGTTAATGTCCACTTGGTGCATGGCGGCGGAAGATATACTGCAGGTGCAGCAGTGGCATGAAGCCGGGAAGATACGCCGGTTTGATATGTATCTGGGCGAGATTTTTCCGGGCAGCTATAAAGTCGAATGGGCGATGGTCAAGAAGTTCTACCAAGAGCATCCGGAGGTGGGACGGGCCGCAATATTCAGGAACCACAGCAAAATCTATGCAGGTTGCAACGAAGCCGATAATTTTTATTTCGGCATCCAAACCAGCGCAAACATAAACACTAATCCAAGAACGGAGCAAGGAAGCATAACCATAGACAGAGGGATTTTTGATTTTTACAAAGAATATTTTGACGGAATCGTTTCGTTTGAAAAGTATTAGAAGTTATGGAGGACAAGAAAATACGTTTTTTGGATAACTTGAAAGCCGCAGGGGGTATCATCTATGTGGCTTGCGAAAATACAGGGATAAACCGCAGCACTTATTACAAGTGGAGGAAGGAAGACCCGGAGTTTGCGACGGCAGCGGATGAAGTGCAGGAGGCGCAAATCGACTTTGTGGAAAGCAAACTTATGGGGCTAATCAACGCCGGAGATACCACCGCAACCATTTTCTACCTAAAGACGAAGGGCAAGAAAAGAGGCTACAGCGAGAAATTTCCGGCGCAGAGTGTTCCGACGGAACCCGTGCCATCCGTTCCGGAATTACCCGCGCCGGATGATGCACCCGGCAAGGAAGGCAAAGTGGTTTTGAAGCGCATCAAGAATAAGAAGAGCTACATCGTTAAACTCCTGAAACAGCAAGGCAAATACACCGCCGAACTATCCATGCAGGTTAATATAGCGGCCCAGTTGTTAGTTAGGACGGATATGCTTGCCGATGAGATATTCAACGAAGGACACCGGGCAGTCAATGTGGAAATAAGCCGGGAAGGAAACGAGCGGGAAAGCATCAGCCCGAAAGAAAAGTTATACCTCGATTTGGTGCAACAAAGCCAGCGGGCTTTGCGCGCGCTGGGGATGAATACCGACGCGAAGGAAAGAAAGACCGATAACGACGGATTTAGTGAGTTTATGAAGGAATTTAGGGAGGGCGAAGAATGACAGAGGAAGAGAAGAGCAGAGAACGGGAGTTTAAGGCCGACGTCGTAAGGCAGCTACAAGCATCACGATCGTTACTTCCTGACCGGTACCGGCGCGCGCTGGCCGACACGGATAAGCGGATAGAAACGTATGTGCTGGAGAACATAGACCACCCGGAGCGGCACAACCTTTACGAAGTATTGGCGGTGCGCCGTTTCTTTGGGATGTTGGATAAATACGACTGGAATCCGAAGCGGGTAAAACGGTTTTTCAGGTTTTACGAAACATTGCGTTTCAATGGGGCGACCGGGCGGCAGCGTTACAAGCTGACACCGGTACAGGCTTTCCAGTTTGCTAATATTTTCGGCTTTACCGACAAGCAAGGCCGTCGGCTAATCCGTTCGGCCTATATTTTCGTACCGCGCAAATTCAGTAAGACGACCAGCGCAGCCTCGCTGGCCGTTTATGATATGCTTTTCGGGGACAACAACGCCCAAGCCTACATCGGCGCAAATAGTTACGAACAGGCTAAGATTTGTTTCGATGAGATACGCGCAATAATGAGGGACATAGACCCCGGCGAGAAGCATTTCAGGGTGAACCGTGAAAAGATTACTTTCAAAGACAGGGGCCGGGATAGTCTTATACGATGTTTGACGGCGAACGCAAAGACGCAGGACGGCCTCCACGCTTCCCTCGTGATTATGGATGAGTATGCACAGGCACGCAATACGGCCACCAAGAACGGCGCGGACTTAAAGAATGTGCTTACTACTTCGATGGGGCCAAGACGCGAACCGCTTATCCTGATTATTACCACGGCAAGCGACGTGATAGACGGCCCGTTTGCGCACGAACTGGAAGGCGTGAAGAAGGTATTACGCGGGGAGGCTGAAAATGATACGATGTTTGCCGCTTTGTTTATGCCGGATGTGGACGATGAAGAGAGCGACCCGGCGACATGGCGCAAGGTGCAGCCACACCTCGGCATCACTATCCAGCCGGATTACTACGAAAAGGAGTGGGCAAACGCGCAACTATCAGCGGAAAATATGCTGGCTTTTCGCACTAAAATGCTGAATATTTTCGCGATAAATGAGGAAAAAGCGTGGTTTTCCTACAAAAAAGCCAAAGAATTAACGGGAAATTTCGATATAAACGCCGTTACCGGGCGGCCTGATTGCGCCGTAGCTTTTGACCTTTCCGTGCATGATGATTTTAGCGCGGTTACTTACACGCTTTACTCCAGCGCGGAAAAACGCTTTTATGCGCACACTGATTATTATTTTCCGTTGGGAGCTTTGAAGGGGCACCCGAATGAGCAGTTATACAGGCTTTGGAATGAAGCCGGGTATTTGCAGTTTTGCAAGGGCAACCGGATAGACGTTAAGAGGATAGCGGAGGACATTTTGAAGCGTTCCAAAGTGCTTAACATTATCCGTATAGGTTATGACCCATACAAGAGCCAGGAACTTGTAAACATCCTTTCGACCGTCGGAGGACGTAACGTCTTACTACCTTACAGCCAGACGCACGGAAGTTTTAATTTGCCGGTAGAATCCTTTGAAATGCTTGCATACGACGACCCACCGCGCATAATGCTGAATGATAACCCTATGAATGTTTATTGCCTTGTAAATTGCGTGATTGATGAGGACAATATGGAGAATAAAAAACCAATGAAGGCATCGCAATACCAGAAGATAGATGGTGCAATAACTTTACTTATGACACTTGGCTTACTTTATTCGTTTGAAAGATAACAGGCTGTAATACAGATATAAATAAGTAACTAAGTAAAGAGATAAAAGGAGTTAATGTTTGGAACATTAACTTGTATTCCTTATGGGGACTGATTACTTTTGAACTTAAAAAGTAACCCCCATGAGCAGCATTTGGCGAAACATCGTAAATTTATTTAGGCGCGGAAGCACGGAAGCAGCCGCCGGGAAACCGACAGGCGGCACTGCATCCGGGCCGAGAACGGGCGATTATTCGGCTTTCTTTGACTTCTTAGGGGAAAGCACGGCTTTGAACGTGGCCACCGTTTACCGGTGTGTTAAGTTGCTTAGTGAGAGCGTGGCAAACCTTCCAATCCAATACATGAGATTGAAAGACGGTATTTTCGTGGATGATACGACAAGCCGGTTGCATTATCTTTTAGCCGTTCAGCCGGATTACACGTACAACGCTTTTGATTTCTGGGCGCAGGTAGTAACTAATTTGCTGTTAGATGGAAATGCCTACATCGTTCCCGTTTACAACTTGGCGACGATGGAAATAGACCGGTTGGTTTTGTGTGACAGGCATACCGTTAGCCACGATATTTACAACGACACTTACACCATAACGGACACGATTAACGGCATTTCGGGCGTGTATTCCGAAGATGAGGTCATCCACATAAAGGGCTTTACGAAGAACGGCAAACAGGGCATTAGCGTACTGGAACACGCGAGGCTCACGCTTAACATAGCACTTACCGGCGACAAGGAAACTTTAAGCCGATTTGCGAATGGCGGTAATGTTCGGGGTATCATTTCAAACGATAAAAGCGCGGTTGGGTTTGGCGAGTATCAGGACGAACAGCTTCAAAAAACAGCCGAAAGCGTAGATAGCCGCTTTCGTACCGGCGAGCGCATTGTGAGCCTACCGGGTCAGGTTGATTTCAAGCAGATTTCGTTAAGTTCCACAGATATGCAGTTTCTGGAGAGCCGCAAATTTACGGTACGTGACATTTGCCGTTTCTTTGGCGTGCATCCTTCATTCGTTTTTGATGATACAAGCAACAATTACAAGTCGGCGGAAATGGCCAATGTTGCGTTTTTGTCGAACACGCTTAACCCGATTTTGCGGAAGATTGAAAACGAATTATTGCGGAAGCTGATAGCCCCCACCCTTTGCGGGAAACGTAAATTTCAATTTGACCGGCGCGGGCTTTACGCCTGTGACTTGGATAGCCGGGTTAAGTATCAGGCCAACACGATAGCCGCAGGACTTTATACGGTTAATGAGTGGCGCAAAGAAGAGAACAAGCCGCCGGTTGAGGGCGGAGATACGGTATTAGTATCTGCCAATCTTAGAAACATAGCCGAAAGCGGAACACCCGCAGCCGTGAACCCCACGGGCGGGAATAACGCCGAAGGCACTAAAAACGAAAACAAGGAAGATGAAACAGAGTAAAGAAACATTGGTAAGACGTATGCTCCACGTTCCGGCGGAGCTTCATGTACGGGAAACCGAAGGGGAAGCACCCAGCCGGATTATAGCGGGGTACGCTATTCTGTTTAACACACCATCCGACCCGTTGTGGGCAGACGAAGAAAGCGAAGCCCGCGAGGTTATTGCCCCGGAAGCCATAACCCGCGAATTTCTGGACGGGCAGGACATTAAAATGACCATGTTCCATGACCGCCAACTCATCTTAGCGAGAAGCAAGAACGGAGCGGGAACCTTGTCGTATAGCATTGATGAAAAGGGAGTATCTTTTGAATTTGAAGCACCTAAGACAGTCGATGGCGACAAGGCTTTGGAACTGGTAAAGCGCGGAGATATTAGCGGGTGTAGCTTTGCTTTTACGACCCGTTATTACGACGATGCTTGCGTGGAAAGAACGGCAAAGGTTGTGAACGGTACGACGATGATAGTTTACCGGATTAAGACCATAACGGGAATTTATGATTTTACTTTAGCCGCCGACCCGGCTTATCCTGATACAAGCGTGGAGGCACGCGAATTTGCCACAGCTTTGAAGCAGGGAGAAGAGGGCCGACCGGAGAAAAAGGATTTGGACGAAAATTTGCAGAAGCAGTTACGCGAAATGCGCCGCGCTGCCAAGCAGAGTATATTTTAAGTTTAACATTTAATTTTTATTTACTATGCCTAAGATTAAGGACAAGAAAGTAAATGTTCGTGAGCTGATTAATGAGTATCAGCAGAATTGCGACCGCATTGCGGAAATTGCCGACTTGTGCGAGAGAGAACAGCGCGAGCGCAACGAAGCCGAAAACACGGAGTACGCAGCCATTTTGCAGAAGAACCAAATTTTGCAGATGAAGATGCAGGCTGCAGCCGCTGAACAGTTGAGAGAGAACCCGAACACCGCCGCGGATGCCGATCGTATCATTCGCGAGAACGTGGCCAACGGCAGACAGACGAAAATCATGTTTATGCGTGATTTGGTAATGGTGTCCGATGCCACACCCGGCGGCATTGTTCCCGTCAAGGTGCAGGATATTCTCCAGCCGTTGGTGGAAGGCCTGATTTTGGACAAAGTGGGTTTGCCCATGCCTACAGGTTTGGCGGGTGACTACATCTGGCCGACTTATGAAACGGTTGAGGCTACCATCCAAGGCGAAGGCGTGGCACTGACTGACACGGAAATTTCGATGTCGAAACTTACAGCATCGCCGCAACGTATCGGCATTGCGATTCCTGTTACCCGTCAGGCTATCAACCAGACAGAGGGAATATTGGAAATGATTGTAAGACAGTTGATGCCGCTTTCGGTGACTATGTTGCTGAATAAGATTTTGTTCAGCACGACGAAAGTAACGGGCGCAACATCCCTCGTCGGCCCGTTTGTCGCTTTGGCTTCTTCGCCTATTTCGTTCAGTGCAGAACCTACGTTTAAGGAGTTCAACAAGATGAAAGCCGACGTACTGGCTACAGGCGTGGACGGTGAGCACCTGTGCTGGGTAATGACGAAGGCGCAAAAAGCCATTGCCGAAGCCACACCGAAAGACGCAGGTAGCGGCATTATGGTTTGTGAGAACGACCACATCGCAGGTTTGCCGGTGTTTACAACTAACTACATCGGTCAGAACTTCATCGGTTTGGGCGACTGGCGTTATCAGCCTATGGGATTGTTCGGCGACATTTCCTTCATTGTGGACCCGTACAGCCAGGCACGCAAGGACGCGGTGGATTTCGTTCTCAACGTAAACTATGGTACGGTTACACTTCGAGACGAAGCCTTTGCACTGGCTAAGGTAGGAGCCGCAGCAGCATTAGCAGGTACAGGCGGAGGCAGCAGCGAAACCGGTAAGTCCTAAACAGTTTGTAGATACGTTTAACAGATAAAAGTTTTGACTATGGCGGCAGTGGATTTACAGCTTTTCAAAAAGCACGTTAGGGCCGATGATTTTGCGGATGATTATTTGTCCCACCTGTTAGAAACCGCAGAAGAAGCGGTGGTCATTGCGACCAATCGAACGCGGGATGAGTTGTCCGCTATGGGAAACGGGACATTTCCCACCCCGTTAAAGCACGCTATTATGCTTTTAGGGGCGCACTGGTATAACCAACGGGAAAGCGTTAGCACCACACAGATGCACGCGGTTCCGGATTCATTGCAAGCCTTAGTCAAACCTTATCGAAAATTAGTTGAAGATGATAGCGGGACGGATGAAGTATAAAATCGTTTTGCTGGAGCCTGTGGCCACGACAAACAAGTTCGGCGAAGAGGAAAACAGTTACACGGAAACACGGACGGTCAACGCAGAGCGAGTAAAGCACAGCGGAAACCTAAGCGAAGAAGTGGGCGAGCATTTTCCGGATTACCGGGTAGAGTTCAACATCAGGGACGCGCATCCAGTGGAAGAGAACTGGAGGGTTCAGCAGTTAGGCGGGTATTTGTACACCGTTACTAACATCATTCCGAACATCGATAAGGGTATGAAAACTTTGGTTTGTGTAAGGGTTAATGAGTAATGGCGACTTTCCGATACGACGATAAGAATTTGCAAAGGCTTTACGGCGAATTGGACGAAAAGCACCGTTTGAAGGCTCTAAGGGGAGCGTTCCGAAAGGAGGCAAACCGAGTGCGCAAAGAGGCTATTAAAAACTTGCGGGGCAGCGGAATAAAGACTGACAAGGATTTGGAAAAGGGTGTAAGGTCAGTTGTTCCGAGGAAACGGCTTGGATTTGGTGTCACGGTAGGCACGAAGGGGTCGAAGAAAAAAGGTGTTACGGCTGGAGTTCACACCAACCGGCGAGGGCTTAAAAAACCTATCCTGATTTGGGCGGAGGACGGAACGAAACCGCGAAAGACAAAAGGCCGCAAAGATAGAAAAGGGCATTCCACCGGACGGATGAAGCGGTACGGCTTTATGGCCAAGACACGGGCCGCAGTAGTCGGGAAAGTGGAAGCGGAGTTAAGGGAAGAAGTCGCAAACTATGTAATCAAAACAGCAAAGAAATATGGATGTACCTAAGACATCGTTAAGCGCGGGGGAAATCATTCGCGATATGCTTCTTTCTAATGAGCTGGTAAAGAAGCGCACGAACAAGATTTTTCCCATCAGTACGGATAAGGCGGTTTTGCCTTACATCCTTTACCAAAGGGGCGCACTGGAGCACAACCCGACCAAGACCGCGCCCGGAGCGGACACGGCGGTAGTAAATGTATATTGCTATGCCGCAACTTACGCGGAATCTGTGGAGTTAAGCGAAGCCGTTAGGGCGGCTTTGGATTACAAGCAAGGCGAGAAGGACGGGCTGGTAATGCGCAGTTGTATGCTTGTCGGAGCCGAGGAAGACTACGAGGACGATGCCTTTGTGCAGCATTTAGAGTTTAACGTAAAAATCTGATAAATTATGTATTGTAACGGTAGTGATATGTTGTTATACGTGGGCGACAAGGCTTTTGGCCATTGCTCTACGCACACAACGACGATGAACAGCGAAACAAAAGACCGAGCCGTGAAACCGGCAGCGTCAGCCGCAAAGTCTTCGGGACTTTGGAAGCAGAAGGGCGTAACAGGTTTGAGCATCAGCATTTCAGCCGACGGCCTTGTTTTTTCCGGCGAAGAAGAAACCGGGTACCCCACTTTGGTAGGACTTTGGAAGAAGGGCCAAAGCGTGCAAGTTAAGTGTATGGAGCGCGGCAAGACTGACAAGCCTTATCTGGCTGGCAGTTTTATCATTGCTTCTTTGGAACGTACAGACCCGGCGCAGGATGATGCAACCTACAGCATCAGTTTGGAAAATGACGGCGAGCCTACGACGCTGGACGAAACCGCCTTTACTGGTGAAGAAAGCGACAGCGGAGATTCTTAATGAAATCTTTTAAGGTATATGAAAAGATTGGAAATCAGGATTAACAACGAAGCATACCCTTGTCGGCCAACGATGGGGGCTATGCTTCGTTTTAAGCAAGAAACAGGCCGGGAAGTCACAGAGATTAACCCGGCAAGTTTTTCGGATTTGTGCACTTATCTGTGGTGCTGCATTACGTCGGCTTCCAAACGGGAAGGGAAAAAGTTCGATATGTCTTTAATGGACTTCGCGGACAGCCTGACCCCGGAGGATATGGCCGAATGGACGGGAGCCTTGCAAGAACAGGCGTCCGGCAAGGAAGAGGCCACCGCAGAGGAAAAAAAAACTTTGATATAGTTCGTTTGCTGGGCTTTTCGTTGGGGTGTGTGCGTCTTAGCTACGACGATTTTTGCAGGCTCACCGTTGAAGAGTTTGAAAGCGTCTGCAAGGCGTACACAGACCAACAGAAGGCAAAAGACCGGGCGGACTGGGAGCGCATCAGGATATTAGCAGCAATAAACGTGCAACCGCACACAAAGAAGAAGATAACGCCGCAAAGATTGCTCCCGTTCCCGTGGGATAAGAAAACGAGCAGGGAAAGTGATAACCTTACTTTTGAGGAACGAAAGAAAAGATGTAAAGAAGCAATAGCCAGAATGGGCGAAACATTTTAGGATATTTAGGTATGGCAGGGAAAAGCACCATAGCAATTACATTTAGACTGGATAGCGACGCGAAAAAGTTCAAAGACCTTATCCATAGTTCGGAGGATTTGAAAAAGGTTCTTTCGTCGGCGGTGGTGGAAGCTGACTCGCTGAAAAAATCCTTAATCAACTGGAGCCAAGGCGTGCAGGCAATCAACGCGATTACAAGCACGTTGGGAAGTGTTTCGTCGGCTTTGTCCGATATGTCGGGAAAGCTAAAGGGCTTACAGCAGGATAACATCCTTACGACCCAATTAACGGGAAAGACCGGCGACGAAATGTTGAAGCTACGCAATAGCGTGCAGGCGGTTGCAGAGCATTTCGGCACGGGATTTAATGAAACATTGCAGGCGGCCAACACGCTTGCAAAGAGCTTTGGCATAAGCATCGAGGACGCTATGCAACTGGTTCGGGACGGACTGGTCAGCGGAGCCAACGCAAACGGCGATTTTATAGACACGTTAAAGGAATATCCGCGATACTTCAAGGAGGCCGGGCTGTCAGCAGAAGAGTTTGTCGCTATTTCTACCAATGCCACAAAACAGGGCGTGTTTTCGGATAAGGGCGTGGATGCCATCAAGGAAGCAAACATAAGAATCCGGGAAATGACTACGGCCACAGCAACCGCACTGGAGAATATAGGCATTTCATCGGAAGAGGTACAGCAAGAATTACAGCAAGGGAGCATAACCACGTTTGAAGTTATGCAGCAGGTTGCGGCCAGACTAAAGGAATTGCCCGCAAGTTCGTCGGCAGTCGGAGCAGCCCTCGCGGATATTTTCGGAGGCCCCGGAGAGGACGCAGGACTTGAATACATCAAGACGCTGGACGGAATCAAGCTCAGCATGGAGGAAATCAAGGCGGCCACGCAGGGAACAGCCGAGCAGCAGGAAAGACAAATCAAGATGCAGGAGAGCATCAAAAACGGTTTGTCAAGCATCATCGATTTATCCAAGATTTATACAGACGTGCGGCCTTATGTGGATTTGACCGCACAGATAGGCATGGCGGCCATCGGCATGGGCAGTATGGTCAAGACGGTTAAGTCGATGAATACGGGCTTTACCGCTTTTATTCGTTCCGTGAAGGCGGCCAAGACGGCTACAGCGGCTTTTAAGGTTGCGTTAAGCGGCTTACTCATTTCGACGGGTGTAGGGCTGGCCATCTGGGCACTTTCCGAGGCTTTGGCATATCTTATCGGGCAGGCTGGAGAGGCCGCAAACAAGATAGATGATTTGAAGGAAGCCGAGGAATTGTTTAAGAGTACGGCAGCGAACGCCAAAGTCGAGATAGACAAGGAAATCAAGTCTTTGGGCGAACTGATAGAATCCAAGCAGGACACGACCGAAGCCGTTCAGAGGCTTAACAGCACCTACGGGAACGCATTCGGCACCTACAAGACCGCGTCCGAATGGTACGACGTATTGACAAAGAAAAGCAGCATTTACGCCAAGCAAGTAGGCTACGAAGCGCAGGCAAGGCGGTTGGCTACATCCATAGCCGAGAAAGAAATCGCTTTGGAGAAGAACGCGCAAAAGCAAAGGGAGTTGCAGGAATCCGGCAACGCGCAAGATACCTACAAGTATCTTACACACGATTTGCAGGGACGTATTATGATAGGTACGGGCCGCGTCGATACCAAGGAAATGAAGGCCGCCAAGAACGAGGCCAAAGAATTAAACAGTGAGCTGGGCGACCTTCAAAAAGAAATGGGCTTTGTTCAGGGTAAGCTGGATGAGTATGCGGCCAGTCTAAGACAGGCGCAAGGAACAATAACCGAACAGACGGAAGCCGTTAGGGTAAACGAAATGACTTGGCAACAGGTCAGCGACGCAATAAGCCAGACGGAGAAGTCCCTGAAGAACACGACCGACGCAAGACAAATCGCAAACCTGAAAGCCTATAACGAGCAGTTGAAGGCAAGGAAGGAAACTTTAGAGGCTACTTTGGGACTTTCCGCGAAAAAAACCGGTACCCAGGCATCCGACGACACGAAAGAACCGGTTTTGCCGAGTTCACTTGATAGCGTGAAGGACTATAACGACGCGATCGCGTATTGGCGCAACATTCAGGAAACGGCCAACAAGGAAGAATATGCCCGCATACAGGAGATTATAACAGGACTGGAAGCGCAAAAGGATGCTTTTACGGGTGTGAAGGAGGAAAGCGTGGAGGCAGCGGATGAATATATACCTAAAGCCGTCGAAGAGCTTAACACCATCAAGCAACTTAGCGACGCCATAGCCTATTATAAGGCCGTACAGGAAGAGCAGAACACGGGTGAGGCAGTTAATACCCAAAAGACAATAAACGCGCTGGAGGCGAAAAGAAATGCTATGCTGGGGCTTCTGAACGTCCCGACTATGCAGGAGGAAACCGGCGAAATAGAATCCCTGACCGGAAAGGATTTGGAGATACGGTTGCAGCTTATCGGACTGGATGAGGTTAAAAAGAAGATTGCGGAACTTAACAGCCTTATGGCCACGGCATCCGATGAGCAGAAAGGCGATATTTCCGACCTTATAGACACGTGGAAGGGCTACGAGAACATTTTAAGCCGGAGCGTATCAAGCGCGCCGACCGTGCAGGAAAGTCTGGGGGCGATAAGCAGCGCAATGTATAACGTCGGCGGAGCCGTCGGTGATAGCGCGCAACAATGGCTGCAGTGGGGTGCCAATACCCTGAACGCAATATCGTCGGCAATACCGGCCATCATGTCGCTTGTTACCGCCAAGAACGCGGAAGCGACGGCCAACACGGCGGCGGCAGCATCCGGAGCGGCAAGCAGCGTGGCGAGCATCCCGTTCGTCGGCGCAATATTGGCCGTTGCGGCGGTGGCCAGCGTCATAGCGGCGATAATGAGCGCGCCGAAGTTTGCCGAGGGTGGTATTGCATACGGCCCGACGCTTGGTTTGTTCGGTGAATATCCGGGAGCCAGCAACAACCCGGAGGTAGTTGCGCCTTTGGACAGGTTGCGCAGCCTGATAGAACCGTCCGAAGGTTTTAACGGTGATGTTCGCTTTGTCATTGACGGCGACAAGCTGGTGGGCATTTTGAACAGACGTAACAGACAATCAAAGAGGAGTTAAGGCCATGAGCAAGTTTTTACGATATATGGGCGAATTTCTTAGCCACGCCGGGGTCGTGTGGCGGGTGGAAATTTTGCAGGAAGCCGAGCAAGCCTTCCCCAATGTCGGAAGTCTGACGTTTGAAGCGGAGGAGGCTTTGCTTATGGAGTGGGAAGAGAAAAGCAAAGAGGAAGTTATACAGGGCTGCATGGCTACTATCAAGCTGGAAAGCCCCGGCGACAGGACGTATGAGGATTTATATACCATAGAAGTAGGGCGCATCCGTATGGATGTTTACCGGGCTGGGGTGCTTTACTGGAGTGGGTTGCTGGACGCTGAATTTTACGAGGAACCCTACGAGAAGGCCGCGAACTATCCGGTCAGTCTGAAATTTTCGGATTTCGGGGTATTGAACCGCCTGAAATATGATTTAGCCGGTATGCGTAGCATCAAGGAAATTATTACTTATTGCCTGCAACGGGCGGGCCTCAACACGGAACTCAATACATCCCTCGTAAGTCTTTGCGCGGCTGGAAGCACAACGCCCGTCGATTTGTCGGATATTAATGTAAGAAGCGATAATTTTTTTGATGAAGACGGCGAGGCTTTGACGCTGGAAGAAGTGTTGGAGGGCATTTTACAGCCGCTTGCCTTGCGGATTGTGCAACGCAGTGGCAAAGTATATGTGTACGACCTGAACGGGCTTTATAGCAAGGGAAAACAAACGGCCATAGTCTGGGACGGGGCCTCTCAAACTATGGGCGTGGATGTTGTTTACAATAACGCAAAAATAACGTGGAGCACATACGCGCAGAGCGGCAACCTTTTGCCCACAACGTGCTGGACTTTGCCGGTTGATAAACAGCTTATAGCGTTGAACAACCTTAGCGGCGGCACGCACGGGAAAGCGAAGTATTTCAGTTACCATTACAGTACGGAGCTTAAAGACTGGCTGGACGCAACGGATAGCGGCTTTACGCTTTGGATAGCCGGAGAAGGTCAGAATGCGCAAATACTGGAAGAAGAAGCGGTCAAATTCTTTAAGATAGTACCGCAATACGATGGCGAGGAATCCGAAGGGATTGCCCTGTTTTATAAGGCAGCGGCTGGATATTGGATAGGCTCCAGTAGTAATAATCAAAGCGGATTTAAGACGACCGCTTATGGATGTAATCCGGCTTATCTGGCAGACACCGCCGCCGTAGTGGAATCGCCTTTGTTCAAGAGTGGCGAAGCGTGGCTGCCGCCTGTAAACAAGGCTAATGATTTGCTTTTACGGGTAAGCCTGAATTTGCTGTTAGACCCGCGCATTAATCCGTTTGAACAGGCGGTAAACTGGATGAAGTACATGGAGCAAAAGGACTGGCAAGACCAATGGAAGTCGCAGGGAAATTACGTTTATATTCCGGTTTGTGTTAAGTTTCAACCGGATGGAGGCAGCGATGTATATTGTTGGGATAACCGGGAAATAGTAAAAACGCCTGTTAGTTCACCAATCAAGAGCCTTAACGGGACTTTTGGGAAGTGGCAGAGATACACCGAGGAAGCCGACGGAACGCCCGGCGTATGGGGGTATTTGTGTTATTACGACGAACAGAACCGCACGGAGGGAAGCGGCGTCGCAAACGGTTGGGGAAAGAATCGACCGGCGATTAATCCGCACGGAGATAGGATAATAACCTTGCTGGAAAATTGCGAAGATGGCCAGTACATACCTTACCCGACCTTTGGAGGCGGCAAGATATGGGTGGAAGTGCTTAAAAAAGGATGGATGATAAACGATGCCGGGCAGAATGTTTCTACCACGGAGAAAACTAACCCGCTCAATCTTTGGGGGCTTTCTGCAAGCATGGAAGGGCCGAAAATGTCTTTTATCCTGATGCAGCTTCCTGAAATCGAGATTGTGAATAACGTGCAGTTTGACCAAACTATTAATACGGACGACGTGGAATATAGCGCGGAAATCAACGCCAGCGCAAAGGAATCTTTAGAGATTGACACGATTTGCGGAACGAGCGAGGAAGGCGTGCCGACGGCCAAGGGTGCTTATTTCAACGCTGACAACGGCAAACAAATAACGGAGTTTTCAAGGGCGGGAAGGACGACGCAGACGGAAGAACTGTTAATCGGTACTTTGTACAGCCAGTTTGCAAGCCGTCACACCAAGCTGGAGGGAGAGGCAAAAATCGCGGTGGATGGAATGGCCGCATATACCGAACAGAATCAGGAGGGTAAACTCTTTCTTTTGGCCGGTGATGTGCAAGACGCAATAGCGGACACGAGCCAAGCCGTTTTGATTGAATTAAGTCCGGATGAGTATGTAAAGGAGGGCGAGGCATGAACAAGGAATATAAGTCACAGGTAAACATCCGAGAGGCCCGGCCAAGAAGCAAGCGTCTTAGGGAGTTGGGCGGTGTGAATCAGGGCACGGGAGGAAGCACCGTTGTTAATATTTCCAGTGAAGGCGGTGGGCAGATTGGAGAAACGCACACGCACGCCAATAAACCCGCGCTCGACCAGATTTCAACCGATACAGACGGGTACCTGTATTTGAACCAGCTTAGGGAAGTAGAGGTAACGGATGAAGTGTCGGGAGAGGTCAGCACGGAGTGGAAACAGGTGCCGGAGAAGGTGAAAGCGGGTTTTGCCGACGTGGCCAACGACCTTACAGAGGACAGCCCGGTTTTGAAGAAGTTCCTGAGCCGCTTAGTTGCTGATATTGCCGAAGGCCATATAACATTCGCGCAGGGATTAAAGTCGTTAGGTTTGGCCGTTTTCGGGACGGGCGCGCATTTCGGCGAATTTATGGCCGGACTGTATAACGGCACAGGCGCAGCCATAGACGAACACGGAAACGCAGAGGTGGAAAGTATGAGGGTGCGCACTTATTTCGAGTGCATGGAGCTTATCATCAACCGCCTTACGGCCATAGAGGGCGACCAGCTTCTGACCGAAGCGGACACAATAGAAAGCGTGGACGACTTGGGAAATTCTTGCTACGGCCTTCATTTGCGCGCCAAATGGGAAGGCTATTTTACCGCGCAAGTAGAAAATAATGTGTTGAAAGGAATCGTCAACACGTTGGCGCAGGGTAGCGGACTTTATTACACAAGTTGGATGCGTGTAAACAGTGTGAACACGGCCAGCAATTACATAGAAGTTACCCTCTATCCGGGCGAGGATGTTCCGGCGGGGCAGAATTTCCCGCCTTGCGAAATGATGAAAATTGCGCGATGGGGGAACCAGACGGACGCGAGCCGACAAAGTTGCTTGTATTTGTCAAGCACGGAAGGCCGGATCGTGAAGCTGATAAACGTAACCAAGCCAATAATCGACAAGACGAATTACGGTGTAGTTATTGGTACGTTACCGGACTTCCTGAAAGAGTTTATAGATGAGGACGGGAACCCTTTGCCATTTCGGGAAGGGCTGGACTATATGTATATTCCCGGCATTGTCACGATGGATATTATTCGCCTGAACCGCTGGACGGGAAAGCCGGAGGTCACTTTTGTAGACCGTGGCCAGTGGGTAGAAGGTGGGCTGTATTATTGCGAGGCAGAGAACCCGGAAACCGAAGTATTTGAAACGTCGGATGTGTGGTATATGGGTTGCAAGTACAGGTGTTGCAAGAACCTTACCACGAAGGCCCCGGCGTGGAACACAACGGACTGGGCCATGATTGAAGGGAACCCGGATTTTACGGTAGAGTTTAACGATACGGATGTCCTTTTTGACCCTGATAGGTTTGATTTGACGCTTACGATTATTGCCCGATTGCACAACATAATAATAACGGATGATATTCTGGACGAGGATGTAATGTGGACGCGGTACAGCGAGGACGCGGACGGTGTGGAGCGGGTTGCATCTGACAACGCATGGGCTATAAGGAGAGCGGGAGCCGGTAAGTCTATTCACCTGACCAAAGAGGATATAGATTTTAACGGCTATGTTCCCAAAGTGGTAAAGTTTACGGCCACCGTTACTTTGCGCGACGGAATGGGAGAAGAAGCCGCTCAGGATAGCGCAAGTTTTGAGTATTCATAACGAAAAAAAAATTATAGTGATGAAAACAAAGAGATTTGATTTTAATTTCAGGCCGTTACAGATAAATGTTTGTATGTCGGTGGAAGGGAGCGTGCCGGACGTGCAGAATTACGACGCGGACGCGGACGAATATACGCCGGATTACACGATTACACCGCTTACCATTCAGCCGGGCATCAGCCGACTGGATAAAGACGAGATTTTGTCGGCTGGGCGGGTTAATCAGGATTTGGCCAACATACGCTGGTATGAGGTTTCATCCAACGGGACTAAGACGCTTATAGAGGCATCTAATACGAGCTATGAGATAACGGCCAGCGGAGGAACCGCCGGACGAATCAAGGTTAAGAAAAATGCGAAGCCGCAGCTGCCTATTAATCTTTTATTTACCGCAGAATATACGGACACGCGAACGAACCAGATACACACATTACAGGCATCGTTTCAAGTACAGTGCAAGAACGCAACGTCCTACATTCCGCAATTAGTGTTAGACGCGGCACCGCAAACCATTTATGACCCGCTAACCGACGAAGATACGCAGGTAGTACACGCAAGCCTCAAGTTAGGGGCCAACGAATGCCCGGCGGCTAACCGGATTTTTGTGTGGGAAAAGTTCAGGAGCGACAACACGTGGACGCAGGTAGGTACGGACACGACGCTGGACTACGATGTTTCGGTATCATCGGACGGGACGACTTGCACGGTAAACCGTAGTTTGATGGGCACGAAGTTGTATTTGAGGTGTCGGGCCAAGTACGACAAGAACGGCAACCCGTCAGGGGTGACGCTGGGGAACAGTTCACCGGAAAGAATTATTTCGTTCATCCGGAGAATACCAAAGTACGAATATGATATTAGCGGATTGCCGGTGAACATTCCGGCGGGCATCCTAAGCATTGCGCCGGAGGCCAAGATTTGGAACACGAAAGGGGACGTGGACAACCCAGAAAAGGAACTTTTGCCGCTTTGGTACATTGCGACCAACAAGCAGACGGGCAGTTTGAGTTACTCACTCATAGCGCACGGAATAGCCCCTATCCTTCCGACGGACGCGCTTAGTGACTTGTACGGGGCGGTCGTGGGCTTGGATGTTAAGGATGTCGGCCCGGCTTGCGCCTGGGAGGACAGCGACGGCAAGTTGTTTGAGGACAGCGACGGGAAACTGATTTTGATTAAATAACCAATTAAATTTTTTTGATATGGCACGTTACATTAAAGCGAATCCGTTAGTAGCGGAATTTTTGCAGGTGACCAACGACCGCAATACGGTCAAGGATGGTAATTATTTGCTTTGGCAGGCTGATATGTTGAAGTTTGGCCCACTAACGCAACTGGCTGACACGTTGCAGCAGATAGGCGGCATTTCACTTTCAGCGCACGAAGCACGGGAAGAGCAGGACGGAACCGTGACAAGACCCCTTCCTGTAGCGACCGACCCGCGTTTCATCGTTGAACCGGTTACCGTTCCGGAAGAGGATGCAGCAGGCGAAGGCAGTAACGAGGATGAGCCGATCGGCGATGAATCTTTTGAACCGGACGCAATGCCCGAAGAGGATGCTGAAGGCTCAAATGGTGAAGAAAATGCGGATGTTTCGGGCGAACCGGAAGCCGGAACGAACCCGCCAGCCGAAAACAAGGAGCCGGAGGTAACGGAAGAACCGGAAGGGCAAGAAGAAGCGGAAACGGAAGAAACCAATAACGAAAACGAAGAGGAGGCATTGCAATGAGTAGCGCATCAACTACAAGAACCATTAAGTTTTTAAGCAAGGCGGGAACCTATACGGCTGTAATCATGTCGCCAAGCGGTGACCTGTTTCAGGAGTGGGAAGGTACGCAGAACGATGTTACCAAGATAACCCCGGATTTCACGACGACAAAACCGGTGCTTTATTTTGTTTGCACGTCAAGTCGCGTGGCCGAAGGTATTGCAACACCGGACGCGCTGGATATTTATTTCAACGGTACCAAGGTTACTTTCAGCGGTGACACCAGTACTGGAACTTTTGTCGGAATGTTCAAGAAGATTTCGCCCAGCGGCGACCAGCTTTATTACGGAGTGCAAATCCTTAAAAACCTTGTCGAGGCATCAGGCTTTGCACCGGCAACCATACGGATGGCGGCGCAAATATCATACGGCACGCAAAGCGACGAAATTCAAGCGACGTACACCATACCGATACAGCAGGCAACAGGCTCCAGTTACCGCGTCACCATTGCCGCAGGGGACACTAAGAATTTTGTAGTTACCGAGAAGGGAAGTAGCTGCATTCTGAAAGCACTGGCCTACCTTAGCGGCGAACAGCTTACATCGGATTTGACCTATAAGTGGGAAAAGATGGGCACAAGCGGCTGGGAAACCCTTTCAGGCAAGACAGCGCAGACATTGACGGTGAACAGTGACGACATTGCGACAAGTGGAGAGTACCGCGTGACGGTGTATCGAGGCGGCACGGAAATAGGTACGGACGTTCAGCAGGTGCTGGACGCATCAGACCCCTACGACATTGACCCGCACCCCAACCCGGAAGATGAGGCCATTTCCGAAGATACAAGCGGAAACGGTACGGTCACTTATACGCCTGTAGTGGTGAAGAGAGGAACGAACACCAAGGCACTTGATACGACCTTTTATTTCGTGGTTAAAGACGCGGCAGGCGTGTACCTGAACAGCTCTACGGATAGAACCACGCCAAAGTCAAGCTATTCAATAACGAGAGCGCATTGCCAGCAGGCAGGCGGCGACGTGTCTGTGACTATAACGGCTAAAGATTAACGCAGATGGCAAGACCAAGTGTTACAAGAACAGTAAAGTACATCAGGAAAGGTGACGCCGGGGCGGGCATCCAGTCCGTCACGACGTACTACCTTGCCACGTCGAAATCGTCAGGGGTAACGAGGCAGACAAGCGGATGGACGACCACGACCCAGACAATGACGGCCACGAAGAAATACCTGTGGAGCTACCAGCGCATAACGTACACGGACGGGGACATTCAAACAACTGACCCGATTATTATTGGCACGTATGGGGAGAAGGGAGAGCAAGGCCCGACCCTACGAGGCCCGCAGGCGTGGAGCGATTGTGCGAACGGCTATGCGTTCAAGCAGGGCAAAGAGGGCGAAGCGTGGAAGGACGTAGTGTTGTACAACGGGAATTACTACAGTTGCGTAAAAAGCCATTCCAAGACGGCCAGCAATTATCCGGGAAGCTCGCAGGACACGGCAAACGGTTACTGGCAGTTGGGAGATAAAATCGAGCTTGTGGCCACTAAGATTTTACTGGCTACTTATGCTTTGGTGGAAAATTTGGGTGTTGAAGCCATTGAAATGAAGGACAGCGCAGGAAACATTTTGTTTCAGGCGAAAAACGGGAATGTTACTTGCAAGACCGGCACGTTCACGAACATAAAGGTACAGAGCGGAAGCATTGCAGGGTTTAAGGTTTCAGGCAACGGGCTTACCAACGACCCGTTTACAAACGACGCTTACATCATTTTCCGGAATGACGCACACAAGGCATTTGCTGGAATAGGCGGTAACGTCCTTCCGGCATCCAGCGGGGCGCGCGCAGTGGCGAGGTTTGAGAACCACGACGAAGAGGACTGGTGGGGGCTTGGCAAAAATTACGGTATGTTGGTTTCAGCAAGGGGCGCAACTACGAACGTGGCCATACAGATGGACGGCGGCGCAATGGCCGGAATGGCTATGGCGAACACGATTATAGGAAATTCTATAACGAGTAAGACGCTAACCCGGTATGATTACAATGTAATTGCTATCAACGACAACGAATGTACTTTGACGCTTCCAATCATGCAGCTTTACGACGACGGCCACGTGATACGTTTCAAGAGGCTGGGAGGCGGAGGACTGAAACTGAAGCTGAATTACTGTTACACGCCGAACGGAAACTCTTACCGGTATCAACGGCCTTGCCTGATTTATGACCAAAACAGCACGCTGACCGGAACGAACACGCTTAGTTTTAATGCACAATGCGACGCGATGGAGTTAGTATGGTGCCGGGACATTATTAGGACGGTTGGCAATACAACTTATTACGGTGCATGGCTACAGTACAAGTTACCGAGGGACTGGTAACAAGATAATCCCGAACCTGTGCCGGGGCAAGCGCACGGGGCTTAAATTTTAATGTTATGGCAGTAAAGCAAACTAAGAAATTATCGACGGTGACGACAGTAACGACCGTTGAATCAAACCAGAAATTCCCGATGACTGATACCAACGGGAAGGTGACTTTAATCACTTTGGCAAACCTGAAAACGGCTTTGCTGGACGGTGTAAACCTTAACACGATGTACGACGGTGTTTTCATCATGTATCATCGTAAAAGCGATAATTTCCCGCTTATGGTGAAGCCGCACAAGTGGACGAGCCTGCAAAACAGCGGGGAGATTGCCGACGGCGTGGCAGTCGTGGAAGGTGGCAAAATCCTGATAGTCGCACCAACCGAAGCGTCCACGACCTTAACGTGGAGTAGCGCAGCCATCAGCGGAGGCGGAACGACAACGGGCGATCGTGTTACAGCCCTGAACGACTGGGAAGGAAAGGCGAACACGGCAAGCCAAGTGGGCAAATCGACAACCAGCGCAGTAACCAATACGGCAAGTTATGCGCCGGGCTTCTGCAACCTGTATAGCCGTGCCAATGCGAACGGCAAAGGGCTGACCGCTGGCAAGTGGTGGCTCCCGTCACTGGGCGAAATGATGATGATTTATGCCAATATGACAAAAATCAATTACGCTTTGTCCCTAATCACCGGAGCAACGCAATTACAGGAAACGGCTTATTGGACATCGACCGAGGGCAGCGCGGCGAGCGCCTGGGGTCTGACCCTCAGCAACGGCCTCGCCAGCTACTACGGCACTAAGGCATCCACCAAGCTTCGGGTGCGGGCGGTGTCAGCATTTATTAGTTAATTGTTAGTAGTTAAACTTTAACCTTTGGCACGGCGGTAGCCGTGCCATTGAAACGGTATTTTCAAATATGGCAGAACATCAGACGAAGTTAGTATCACAAACCCGAATCTACTTAGATACCCGCAATCTTATTAATGAGATTTTGGATATTACACCGAATTTTCCGAAGGCGTATAAATTCAGTATAGGCGAAAAGATGCACGAGCTTAGCATCGGACTTATACAGGAGATTGCGGCGGCCTACATGAACAGGGCACGGGATATAAGGGTACAGCATCTGACTGAATTTCAGACCAAATTTGAAACATTAAAAACATTAGTTAGAATAGCAGGTGAAAGGAAGTGGATTAAAGGAATAGGGCGGCACGCACGAATCGTGGAATTAATGGACGCGATAGGCAAGCAGAGCACAGCGTGGAAAAACTCTTTAGCAAAGATTAAAGAGGTGCCGGAATCGGAAAGTTAAGACTGACCGAGCGAGCAGTTTTCCGTAATAAATGGGGCGTGTACCGTCATTTACGGTTAAGACCAAGATAATACGCCACAGATTGCGAGCCGACCGAGAACAGCGCGACGAACGCCTGGAATCTGAACCTCAGCAACGGCAACGCCAACAACAACACTAAGGCATCCAACAAGAATCGGGTGCGGGCGGTGTCAGCACTTTAACGGAAAAATTACAAACTGGATATATGGTAACAACCGAAGAGTTATTAATAGCGTATTTTGATTGCAGGAGAACGAAACGAAGGACTGCAAGCGCAATAGTCTATGAAATGGACTATGAAAGCCGTCTTATTGCCTTGCGTGACCGAATCAATGCGCGAACATACCAACCGGGAAAATCAATTTGCTTTGTCGTAACACGCCCAAGATACCGCGAAGTGTTTGCCGCTTCTTTTGAAGATAGAATCGTACATCACTATATAGCATTGAGGCTGGAGCCGTTGTTTGAATTGGTATTCAGCCCAAGAACTTTCAATTGCCGCAAAGGGAAAGGGCAGCTTTACGGCATCAACACGCTAAAAGCGGACATACTGGAATGCAGCGAAAATTATACGAAGGATTGCTGGGCTATGAAGCTGGATTTGAAAGGCTTCTTTATGAGCATTGACAAGGCTTTGCTGGCCGGTATGATTGACAAATTTATTATCCGCTATTACACCGGCAAGGACATCGAGGATTTGCGCTATTTATGCCGGGTAGTTATATTGCATCAGCCGGAGAAGAATTGCGAGAGGCACAGCCCGGCGCATTACTGGAACTTTTTGCCGCCTAACAAATCTTTGTTCACGAACGGAGAAGGAAAGGGCGTAGCCATCGGCAATTTGTTTGCGCAGCTTTTCGCCAATTTCCTGTTAAATGTGTTGGACTGGTATCTGGAAGAACTGGGAATAAAGTATCATGGCCGTTACGTGGACGATTTTTATTGCCTGCATCGGGATAAGTCTGTTTTGCTTGGGATTGTTCAACCCATCCGGGACAAACTGGCATCGTTGGGCCTCACACTCAACGAAAAGAAATTTTACCTGCAACATTACACGAAAGGCGTAGAATTTACGGGCGCGATAGTGAAGCCCGGAAGGACGTACTGCTGTAACCGGACAATTACGAATTTTATCGCAGCCGTAAGACGGTTGAACCGGGCCAAGGATTTGCGCCAAGTTATGCACTCGGTTAATAGTATTAATTCGTATTTGGGACTTTTGCGGCATAGCAATGAATATGCGATGAGGCGCAAAATACTGAATATGATAGAGCCACCCGCCTTTGAATATATTTACATCAAGGGCAGGCACGAAGCCGTGGCACTGAAAAACAAGTATAAAACAAGGCGTATCACACTAAAACGAATAAGGGATGGCGATTACTGGGAATGATGAACCGATAGAATTAGAGGCCGACCGCTTGGATATGGGGCTGGTCAGGCTGTTAGAAACAAGATATTTATTAGTGATTGAAGCAACAAAAGAAAAAATCTTAATCAAACTACATCCGAAACATGGAACAGATTTTAGAGGTACTTAATTCTATAGGCTCTTTGCTCACCGGTGGAGGGCTTGGCGTGCTGACCTTCCTGTTTTTCTATGACAGCCGGAAGCGCACAGAAGCAGCCAAGGCAAAGCAGGAGGAAGCCAACGCGAAGGCAGCGGAAGAAAACAACATTACGAGCTATGCCGAAGAATGGAAGAAGTGTTACGAAGAAGAACGGGAGTCACGCAAGGAACTGGACGCGAAAATCGACCGACTGTATGAAGAGAAAGAAACCGACCGGCAGCGCATCAGGGAACTACAGGAGAAGAACACCCAGTTATCAATGGACTTGCTGAAAACAGAATATTGGAAATGCGAAGTACAGGGGTGCGGCAACAGAAAGCCGCCTACAGGTATATAACAATTTAATTTTATCAGTATGGCAAAGGTAGATTTGTTCGTGCCGTTCGTTATCAGGTTTGAAACGGGCACGGTAAGCAAGGGTTTGAGTAATGAACAGCTTTTTGACAAGGCGAAGGAAACAGGGTTTGCGAACGACCCGGACGACTTGGGAGGTGCAACGATGTGCGGTGTGACGCTGGCCACATATACACAGTATTGCCGAAAGAAAGGCTATCCACGGCCAACGGTGGAGCGTTTGAAGAACATCAGTTATAAGGACTGGCTCGCCATCCTGAAATCAATGTACTGGGACAGGTGGCAGGCTGACCGGATTGCAAACCAATCCATCGCCGAAATGCTGGTGGACTTTGTCTGGTCAAGTGGAACGTATGGCATCAAGGTGCCCCAAAGGGTTTTAGGCGTGGCAGTGGACGGGATAGCCGGCCCCGAAACTTTGGCCGCCGTTGCTGACCGGGAGCCGGTCAAGCTGTTTGCCGATTTGAAGGCCGCCCGGATTGACTACATTAATGATATTTGCCGGAAACGCCCGGCGAATAACAAGTTTAAGAAGGGTTGGCTGAATCGTATTAACGCCATAACTTTTGCGGTATGAGGTGGGTTGTATTATTCGCGCTGGCAATGATTTTTGCCGGTTGCAAGTCTGGCCGGAAGGTAGTCAAGGAAAACAAGGCGGTCGAGTTTACCGATACCGGGAAAGTCGTAACGGACAGCGTGGCCACGAAGATAACGAAGGCGGACACGGACAGACTGGAGGCAGCGCAGAAGAAAAAGGGATGCATCGAGTTTGTGGAAGGCGGCGGGACGGTCATAATTGACACGACAGGCAATGTAACTTTGCAAGGTGTGAAATCTATCAGCGGAAAGGAGAAAACCCGCCTGAACGAATCCAGCGAGCTGACAGAGCATCAGGAAGCCACTAAGGTAAGAGAGGAAAAGCAAAGCGGGGTTACTAACCGGGAGAACTACGAGAAGCACGAAGAAAAAGGGGAAAAAGTAAAATGGTATGATACAGTTTTCGCGAGGGTTGGCCAGTTGTGCTGCATAGCGGCCTTGCTGTATATGCTGTTTCTTTACCTGAAACAAAAGAAATAATTACTGCTTTCTTTCCGTAATTTGATTAATGTTTGCCCGTGCCTGCTTGCGATAAGTAGGCACGGGATTTTTTTATTTGTTATACAGCATCCAGTCTATTACACGGCGATTTGCCGCGTCTATCTTATCGCGGCTGAACTTTATATATACGCCTGTAATTTTGGAGCCGTGAACGTGGCCTAATGCTTCGCTTATGGTGTCTTTGGGGATGTCAAGGTCGGCGGCATAAGTGGCCCAGCTATAACGCGCCCAGTACGACGTTAAGCCCGGTTCCAGCGGTTCCATAACGGGCAAATGGTTGTTAGTGTACACCGGTTTGCCCGACTTATCCAGTTTTTGCGGCCCGATACGGCGCAATGCCTTGTTAAAGTGAACGAGGTAGTCGTTATGTCTTTTGTACCGGTCAAACGGTGCGAGCAGATGCTTTGCGCCCTTATACTTTTCAATGATTGCGCGGGCCTCATCTTCAACCTTTATACTGTATAGCTTTCCAGTCTTTGCCCGGCGGTACTCAATCCGGCCACCGGAATAACTGGCAGGCGTGAGCAGCGCAAGGTCTTTCATATTAATGCCAATCAGGTAGAAGCATAGCAGGAAGATGTCGCGGTATTCTTCATCGGCTTTACAGAGTTTCAACCCGGCAAGTTGGCGCATCTTTTCGACTGGCAAAACACGCATCGCGGTTTCTTCCGAGGGTATGTGGAAGTTCCGGAAAGCGTAGTTTTGTGCCACGCCTTCATCTATGGCGAAGTTTATCACATTGCGGAGATTGCGCAGGTGCATCCCGCGACTATTTACCGAAAGCCGGGGCATGGAGTTTGCAAAACCGATAACCCAAGATTTCGTAATTTCGTGGAAATGCACAACGTCGGCATCACCACAATAGGCATTTACTTTTTTCAGGGTTTGTTCAAAAAGCATTCGCGTCCCATCGGCTTTTGTGCTTATCACTTTTGCGAACATTGCGCCCAGCGTCGGAACGCCGATCGTCGGGGCGGCGAGGTCTAAGTTGGAAAGCATTTGCCGAAGTTGCGGAGAGGTCAGTTTGTAATATAGGCCGCTTTCCCTAAGTTCTAATATCCGGTTACTGATTTGCGTCAGCAGCGTAGTAAGCACCGAATTAATTTTCTTTGCACCTTTCCCGATGCACTGGCAAGACCGGTCGTCCCATTCGTCAGGTTTCAGGAAGATACCGGTCGAAAGATAAATGTTTGTTCCGTACCCGACCCGGATTTGTACGGGGTAGGTTCCATCTTTGAGGGCGCGGCGAGTATCAAGCCGCAGATTTGTTTTTGCCATTTCGCTTTAGAATTTGTTTATTATTTGCTTAAAATTGTACCACAATGCGCCATAATGTACCCTAAAAACAGCCACCAGCGACATATTTTTAATACAGGGTATTACCTTTGCGGGTTTCTAACAAATTCAGCAATTTAGGCAAATTATTGATATTTAGATATTTATGTTATATTGTAGGGCTTTTTGCTTTACGGTTGGCGGTATTCCTCTATAGGATATAAGACTGTATGTAAGCCGGTATCTCCGGCCAATATCGGTATCGTACAGCTCGTTTCGGATGCACA